GGCCTATTGTCCATACGATTATGGAGACAGCCCTGTGGCGAAATATTTCTATGACGTCCGGGTGAAGGACGCTGTTAACGAGATCGCCGCTACCATCCGCGCGCTGAAGTCCGACCCTGCACCAGTTCCCGCCCCCAAACCCTTCACGTTTGCAGATCCCTCGGCCCAGCGGGAGCATGAGCGGATAAGGGCCGAGAGTAGGAGGGAGCGGGAATGACCTGCGACACTTGCCGAACTCTGCTTTCAGAAGGATTGGACCTATGTGTCCGTGCACGCAATATGGACGCGATGGACCGGCGCGCGGCCACGCTTGCTGTTTCGAAAGACCCAGAGGCTTGGGTGAATGGCGGCCGCTTCGACGAATATGTTGAGCAGCACAACATTGACAGGCCAGATAGGCCGATCGCCACCCGTAGCGGCACTGTCGCGCTGTGGCTTGAAGAGCAATACCAAACCGACCTGGCAGAATGGGAGCGAAAGTCTCGGCATCATTTGATGCAGGGCTGCGAACTCGACGCCAATAAGGGGGAGAGGTGATGATCACCCTTTACACTCCAGCCACCCTTGCCAAGCACTGGCAATGCTCGGAACGACATATTCGCAATTTGATGTACTCGGGACAATTGCCTTATTTCCGCCTCGGTGGGAAGTTGATGCGCATCAGGGGCGAAGACGTGGAGAATTTTCAATGCCGGCAGAATGGCGGATCACCCGACTTAGAGGAAAGCTCGCTCTCACCTTTGAGCGCGACGGAAAGCGCCACCGTTACACACTTGCCACCGACGACCCGAGCGAAGCTTACCTCCTTGCGCCAGCCCTTTATGCAGAAGTAACCAGACCGGCTGGCAGAACGGTCGCCGATCTTTGGGCGGCCTACGTAGCCGACAGCTACGGGAAAGCCGTCCTGGAGACCATGACGCACACATGGAAGGCGCTTGAGCCGAGGTTTGGCAAGAGGCACGGAGAGAGTATCACGAAGGAGGATTGCCGCGCGCACACCGAGCAGCGCCGCAAGGAGGTGTGGCAGGGACGGAATATATCGGATGGAACCATCCATACCGAACTAGGGCATTTGCGCACCGTCCTGAAGTGGGCAGCTTCGAACAAGCTCATTGCCTTTGCGCCGGACATTGAGCGGCCGACAAAGCCGGAAGCGAAAGATCGCTATCTTACCCGCGACGAAGTTGCGAGAATCCTTGCCCACGCAAAGACTCCGCACCTGAAGCTGGCAATCCATCTGATGATCGCCACTGCGGCGCGCGTGACCGCTATCCTCGAGCTGAAATGGGATCGCGTCGATCTGTCGAGGAAGCTGATACATCTCAGAGACCCGGAAGACCCGGTTAAGCGCAAAGGCCGCGCGATCATACCGATCAACTCAAGCCTCCTGGTCGCTCTTCGCGAAGCCAAGAAAGGGTCGATGTCGGAGTATGTGATAGAATGGGCTGGGGATAACGTGAAGAGCCTGAAGAGGGGCATCGCAACCGCTGCTCGTGAAGCAGGAGTTGCAGACGTATCGGCTCACGTATTTAGGCACACAGCTGCAGTCTGGCTTGCAGAAGCCGGCCGGCCTATGGAAGAAATCGCTCAATATCTGGGGCACAGCAACCCCAACATCACCCGCAAGGTGTATGCTCGATACAGCCCCGACTATCTGCGGCAATCCGCGGACGCTCTTGAGATCGGGCTATACGTAGTTCCCACTGTCACCGTTGAACCTGCAAAAGAGAACAAACATGGAAAGTGATGCCGTAGTTGCTAATTACATAGGGCGCACTGCAAGGAGTTTCCGGGTTTCCGGTGGCGGGACATTCGTTGACATCGTAGGGGTCACAGGTTCAATCCCTGTCACGCCCACCATCCTTTTCAAAGCAATATCAAATGCTTACGCTGCCTTCGGGTGGCGTTTTGCGTATTTCCCTCTAGGTTCATTGAACTTGGGCTTGGCGTCGGCCGCGCGTCAAAAGCTATGATGACATTCGAGAGTGAGACGGCCTGTGGTACTGAATAATGGAGAGAGAAATGACCGACGACCTGAAGCCTTGCCCGTTCTGCGGTGGAAAGGCCATCGCATGCGGTGACAACGAATTCAACCCTCGTCATTGGGTCATGTGTTCGAACTGCCACGCGTGCCCGGGCGGCGACGTGGCGGCGCGACATGAGGCTATAGCGGCCTGGAACCACCGGGCGAAACCGTCATCCGGTTTAGAGCCTATTGCGTGGTTGCGTCATGGAGAGAACGCGCCGGTCCAGAACGTGCCCTTGGGCGCAATGTGGATCACCGAAAAAGACGACCCGCTCGGCTTCGCGGTTTATGACGCCACACCCTATGGATTGGACACTGCGGTAGCGATCATAGAAGCCCGACTTCCGCTCTATACCGACATTGGCCAGATCAATGCTCTTCGTGAATGCATCTCGTCGATCAAGGGCGCCATCAAGGACAATGGAAGGTAATGGAGATGGAGAGCATGATCGAGCGTACCGCCGTGGTCTGCCGAGTTCTGCGGGATGAAAATCATCGTCTCCGAAAGCACGCCGGCATTTGTCTGGAATGGTAAGGAAATATCAGTTCTAAAGGTGGGGGATGTTTAACCGCATCCAAAGCCCTAATTTATCTTGAGCCAATGCCTGAGTGCCGAGACAGCCCCATCGCTGGCCCACGTGACCACGGCGCCGATCGTCAACCCGGCGAAGGCGATCAGCCCTGAGATGCCGTAGCCCAGCGTCTTCATCTTTTTCCACTCCTCGAGAGTGGGGGCGACCGCGTCATGGTTCTTCTCGACGGTCTCCTTGAGGCTTTTGATTTCTTCCCGTAGAGTGGCGTCTACGCCGCTGCTGATCTCCACCACCTTATCCAGTAGGTGGATCTGCTGTCTCTGCTCATCGAGCCGTCGATGGATTACCGACCGGCTTTCGTGGGCACTCTGCTTCTCCTCCTGAAAGTCTTCCCGGATTCGCTTTACGCCTTCCTCGACGCGTCCGAGCATCAGGAGGATATCGTCGTTGCTTGTCATTAAGCCGCCCATGCCATGCCATTAAGGATTTCAGAAGGTGAGCGTGGCAGAATAGATCAGCCATTCTCGATGATCGTGATCGAGGTGGTCAGGCTCGACGCTCTGCTTCAACAGAACGTCGGGCCGCTTGCTTTAGGTCGTCTGCGGCAGCACCGGAACCAGTTCATTCGTCAGCGCAAAGGCATTGGCGAGAAGCGCCGTGCGGGCCGGTGTGTAGTTCGCCGCATCCTGGAAGGTCCGGTTGTTGTTGATCGCTTCCGCGGCTACCTGCCCGAGGCTCTGGCCTGCCTGCATCGCCGTGAACTCCATGCGGATCGCACCGAAAGCGACGTGGCTTGCCGAGAACCCGAAAGAGACGAAGCCATTGGTGCAGTCTGCGACCTTGGGAGTGCAGATCTCCAACGGCAGCGGGAACATGCCATCAGAACCACCGATGTCATCAGATAGGCCACCCTCGCCTGCGACGATCCATGTTCCTGCCGTCTTCTCGTAGGCGACATAGTTAACGCCATGGCTGTCCATGAAATACGAGATGCAGGAAACGGTATTCGTCGAGATGGTCGGAACGCCGCCATCGCCGCGTTTCAGTTCATCGCCAAGCATCTTCGCTACGCCATCGAGACGAAGAGCCTCGCGGACGTAAAGCTGCGGCGTCATTCCAACTGTATCGTTTTCATGCGGGCTGAAATAGTGGTCGGCACAGAGCCCCCAGTTCAGGCAGCTCGTCTTGAGTGTCGCCGAGATGCGCGGATCGGTGCCGTACTGCAGAAGATACAGCATCCCCATGATCCAGTTATAATGGGCTTTCCATAGGGCTTCACGGACAGAGACAGAAGCCAGTGCGTAATCCCAATTCTTGCCGATATAGTCCGTCGATGGGGCGGCTGGGCCGGCCCTGTTGTTCACGTCGAATTTCTGCTCCCCGCCTACCGTGGCGAAGGCGTCAGCCTTGAAGTAATCCATAAAGCCGACCAGCGTCGGATTCGCGGCCATGAAGCGCAGGAGGATTTCGTAATCCGCAACGTTATATCCGGCAGGCGGCGTGTTCGGTAGCGGACGCCTCCATCGCGGGGAGTTCGTCATGGTGAAGCGGAAGTTGTATGCCTGGTTATGCGGGTCGGCAGTTCCGGCCGCCGGCAGCGTATTAAGTCCTGGCGTGAAGGTTGAGCTGACCGCGGTGATCATATTAATTGTGCCGCTCGCAGTGACGCCGGGAGTAATCCACGGATCGACGCCAGCATATTCGTTGAAGGAAGAGCGAACCCCGTTGTTGGCTTCCGCGCTCGATCCCGTCGCTGCCTCGCGGCCATAGATGTAGGAACAGCCCGCAGCCTTCGCGAAGTCCATTTCGTAAGAGCCATCCATCCATCCCTTGATGGTGAATGTTCTTCCATCGACGGTGGTGAACGATGTGACCTTGGCGCCGGTCTTCTGGACCGCGAGAACGCCGTTCGTCTGGTAGATCGGGATCGAGTAACCGCCATTCTTTGTGGATGTCAGAAGCTCGCGGAGAGCCCATTGGCACCAGCGAGGCTCGAAATAATATTGCTCCGTCGCAACGTTGCCGATCGTCTGGATGCGCTTGGTGAGCCAGCGGACAAGGCCGCCGAATGCGGCAGTGTTCTCGACGTCGCCGAAGCCTAGGCCACCAGACGACATGCCGCCGAAGTTGAAGCGATCACGCCAACCACCGACAAGGGCGACCGTCAGGCCGTTGCGGGCCGCCTGTAGGCAGGCCATGACCGACTGAGCGGTAAAGCCGTAGGCGATGAAATCGGCTGTGATATTTGCCGTGCCGACGCCGACTTCCTCGATGTAGGCATCGCCATAACCCACTGCCTCGAGGTATTCGCCGACAATGGCCGTCAGTTCTATTTCCTGAGCATTGGTCAGGGCTCGGCCGATATAGGCAAAAGCCTGGCGACGTGGGGAAAAGCCGGAAACCGAACCATTGGCATTATGGGCGAGGAGATAGATGTTGAGGTTCGGAAGAGCGACCGATGCATTGGCGACCGTATTCTTGGCCACGCCGTTATGCGATCCGGTGATGTTGGCGCTGTCTGAACGGCTGCCACCAGTCAATCCGCCGCCGAACGTATCGTTATCAGCCGAAATCGTCGTGACCGCAGTTCCTGCGAGCCGGAGAGTGTAATTGTCATTGGTCGCGCGTCGTGCGCAGATGTTGATGCCCTGAGACGAGGCGTCGATAGCACCCATGTCGCTATTGCTGCTGCCGGTTGGCTCCGAGGTGCAATAGACGTATGCGCCAAGATCGTTCTGCGTGAGTTCGTTGGCATTCAGGTTAGTGTTGATCGCCTGCCCGTTCGCCGTCGCCGTCCAGCCGAAGGACGCATTGAAGCCTGGCGTGCTGATCTTCACCCCGGTTCTTGTCGGGTCGTTCCACCAGCGGAGAGACGCATTCTCGTCTGCGCCGAGGGCCATGATCATCTTGGCCTTGGTCCAGATGCCGGCAGCCTTCAGGCGCTTGATCGCGCGATTGATCGTCCGCTTGCGGTTCGTTGTAGGAGCCACTGAGAAAGCGGCCGCCAGCGTGTTCGTCTCTGTCTCGTATGAATACGCGGCCAAAGATGGCAGGCCACCGCCTCCACCGCCGATGCTCAACTGGTTCGTGATCCCGAGGGAAAGCCCCAACATCATGCTCATGGCGTTTTCCCGTATTTTGATTTCACATCGTCATAGAACTGACCACAGCGGCCCACTCGCGCGTTCGCCTTGTCGAGCTGCCCACGCTCGCGGACGAGCACTGAACGAAGCTCTGCGCCAACGTCGATGGCTGCGTGCGGCGTAAGAGCCCGACAGTCCTGCGGATAGTCCGGGAGAACGACGGAAGCCTTGATCGTGCCCTGCGTCGTCGCGGCCTTGTTCAGCCGTTCAGTGGTGCAGGATGAAAGTCCGATCGTCGCTGTCAGCAATGCAAGCGCGGTTCTTCTGCGATAGGATGAGTTCATTCGATCGGATCTCACTCTCGAGGGTGTCTTTCGCTGCCTGCTCCGATGCCTGTGCGGCTTCGAGGCGCCTGCGGTGCTCTTCGGTCGCCTTGGCGGCTGCATTGCGCTGGCGCTCCATCTCGGCGGCCTTGGCTTCGGCTGCGGTCTTTTCGGCAATGAGGACATAGCCGGCGCGTGCCTCTCGAGCTGCGGAGGGATAACCGATCGATACCGCGTAGAGGTGATAGATCATGAGCCCAGCGGCCACGCCTGCCCCGAGCTTGAGGTAATCGAGGATACCGAACATCAGATGCCATCCAAGCAGAACTGGCGTTCCTTCTGCCGGCGACGGGTGAGACCTGGGAAAACGATACCGGCGGCGCGGTTCCACTTCAGGAGAGCCTCGCAGCCTTCAGCGGTCTTGCCTTGATTGATGAGCTTGACGGCAGTGGAGCCGCATGCAGCCTTGACACCCACATTGTAGGCGAATGACGTGAGGGCGACGAACCGAGCATCAGGCAGCGGGACGCGGGTGCACCCCTCGATGCCCTTGGCATAGGTTTGGAGCTCCAGAGACAGCATCGCCTTGCATTGTTCGACGGTCTTATGGTCGCCAGGCTTCACGCCGTTCGTAGACCCGTAGCAGATGGTCCACGGCTGACCCTGTGTGGCCGGATCGGGATAGGCGTTCTGGCGCAGCCCTTCGAAGCTTCCGACTAGCGCCACGGCCATTGCAGCCGCGGCACTACCCTTCTGTAGGCGGTTTGCCATTCAAATCCCCTGAGATTTTCTGTTGAAAGACGATGCGCGCCACGATGGCGGCTGCAGTGAGGAGGCCGGTCACCACCGACATGCCGAGTTGGATATAGATGTTGTGAGATACCCAGGTCGCAGCGACGAAATTGTAGATCGGCTCAAGGACGATGAAGACGAGCGCGAGCACCATGAACCGAATGGACCAGGCACGCTTCAGCACCTCGCGCCAGTTATAGACGAGCATGGGAGGCTCCAGATTGTGGATTGAAAAGTTACTCGCGGCGCGCTACAAAACCGCCATGCTGAACAAGATCATGAACGCCCTGATTGACTTCTTCTTCTCCGACCAGTGGGATCACCACGTTGACCGCGATGGCATAGCCGTCATGCGTAGGCGCTTGCCGGGGCGGTGGGAGTACCGATCGCCAACGGCCGAAGAACTTGAAGAGCTTTGGTATTACACCGCCGCCAAGTAGGCGAAACCTCAGTTGAACAAGACCTGCCGGACAGACAGGCTCGAATTGGTCAGCACGTTCAAGCTGCCGCCTGAGGTCTGCGTTATATCCACCCGAATGCCGCCCGTTATATCGCTCACATAGACGTCGCCACTGATCGTGAGCGTGTGGTCTCCGGATGACAGGCCGGGTGACTGGCTCCTGAGCCGTGTCTGAACGACGCCGCCTTGGGTAATGCGGATCGTGCGTGTGCCCGTACCGCTCGCAGCCACCATGACAACCGCGTCGACATGATACCAGCCAGGGTGCGGTACGAAGATCGTATCATTGTTAACCGACGTGCTGTGCATCGCAGCGCCGTCATAGTCTTCGCTATCCCAACCGATCGTCGTTGTTGTGGTGTTCGGGATGGCGACGGAGGCGCTGTTGTAAACACGGCAGGCCGGATAATGGAACCCGAAGGAATGATGCCCGCCAGCGGCATAGCCACCGGAACGGCAATCCACCATTTCATTGAGCGGCGCGCCGCCATAGGAGACCTCATTCCGGAACCCGTCATATTGGGTTTTCACTGTCTGGTTGTCGACCGCGGTGCAGCTTACGAACCTGTAGCCGCGCGGATAATCCTGATAGCTTGGCGCGGCGCCTGGGATGATCAGGAATCCAGCGGGCTGAGACGTTCCGCGCCCGGTGTTACCAAAGCCTGTGCTCCAGGCACCGCAACCAACGAAGCTTACCCGCTGTGGGAGGCTGGAAGGAACCGGGCTATCCGGGTCGACGTCAACCGTCGGGCCGCTACCGACAAAACCTGCCGATCCCGCACGGTGGACATTGCAGCCGATCACCATGCCGAAACGGTTGTAGTTGGCAAGCTTGATGCCCCATGTCTCGACATCGCGAACGGTGACGCCCATCAGCACGAAGTTGAAATTACCCGCCGAGCCGGTCAGGTCGATACCGACGTCACCGTCGTATAGCTCGCCACCGACGACGCGGAAGTAAGAGCAGCCAAGACCGAACGGCATCATCCGGCCAAAGGCCTGGCGGAACGAACCGCCGACGATGCCGCCGATGTGATAAATCCTTGGCTCCAGAACAGAGAAGTCGGTGCAGGCGCTGAACCAAAGGCCCTGCGTCTGGTCGTCAGGCGGCAGAGACGCAGAGACGTAGAGAATATCGTGGATCTTGGGACGCACAACATTGAAGTTAGACGCGCCGCTGATAACGATACCCGAGCCCATATCGGAACCATAGACTTCGCAGTCTTCAAGGTAGTGTCCCGACCCGCCGGTAACCCATATGCCAGCCGCTGTCGAAAGCGAGCCGCCCAGGCCGTTGCCGTTCCTGTCCACCGTCACACGCAGCAGCGTTACATTGCTGACGCCGTTGGCGAAGAGTGTCTTGCGGGTCGTGCTGTTCGGTGTCAGCTGCTTGAAAGCTGCGTCGGAAAGATTGATGTTTGCTGGTAGCGACACGTTCCCGGTCACCGCGTAAGTCTTCTTAGCACCGGACAGGGTAACGCCAGCCGCGAATGCCGCTGCAACTGCAGCCGTGTCGTCGGTCGTTCCGTCTCCGATCGCGCCATACCAACGCATGTCTGCCAAACCGACATAAGCGCGCACCCATGCGCCCGCCGTGGAGGCAATTGCATTCGCCTTGATATAGATGCCCTCGGCGGTATCGGCGGTGATCTGCGTCGAGAAATTGCCGGTCGTCCATTTGAAGACGCCTTCACGTCCGGCTTCCTTGAGATAGGCCGTTGTCGCCTTCGTCGTGTCGAGCGCCTTCAGGGCAGTCCGAGTAAGGACGGTCTGAATGATTGTGCCAGGAGCAATCTTCGCAGCCGTCACGGTATCGTCGGCGATCTTGACCGTGGTCACAGCCCCGTCGGCGATCTTTGGAGTCGTGACGGCGCCGTCCTGTATCGCGGCGGTGCTGACGCTGCCGGCCGGCGCCGCGATGCTCACAAACGAAATAGAACTCGTGCCGATGACGACCGGATTGCTTGACGTGACGATCCAGTTGGTTCCGGCGTTGACGGTGCCATCCGTGACAAAAACAGTCGTGCCCTTGACGACATCGTTCGTCCGATTGAAGTCCTTCGACCGACGCCATTGGCCGGTGTCGCAGACATAGATGCCGTTCTCATAGGCCGCCGTCTGGTTTTTCACCAGCACCCGATCGCCGGTCACGATGGCGACACCGTCAATCGTCTGCTCGCCATAGAGCGTGATGTTGACGGTCGTGGCCGCCTTGCACGGGCCTTTGATGGCGGCGGCCGAAGACAGCCCGTCGGTTCGGTCAATCGAGATCGATGTCATTGAAAATCCTCATGGCGAACAGGCCCCTTGGGTAGAGGCTTGCTTTCGTCGCGGTTTTAGTGATGATGCGGGCGGGCGGCTTAGGAGATACGATTGACTAGAGACGCTGCCCAATTCCTGAAATTCATGGTTCTGCTGCTCGGCTCCGCTTTCATCGGCGGTATCGCGGTCGATCAGCGATGGGCGAGAGGCTTCGAACTCCCGCTCGGGCTAGGATGGATTTTCCTGGTTATCATTGCGATCGGGTTCATCGTCGATGGGAAGACAGGCGCGAAAGCGCTTCTCTCAAGCACGCTGCTGATGTGGACGCTGGCGGCTATCGGAGCACTTCTGATAGCGTGGCTGGCAGTAGCGGGCGCTGGCCATAGTCTTTGATGCGGTTGCGCTGCTGGCGATTGACATAGCCGGGGCTTGCCCAATTTCTCAGCGAGTTGATGAACAGCACATCCAGAGCCGGCCGGACATAGGCCAGATTGATGAATGGCGTATTGTTCAGCGCCAGATTGAGGATATCGCCGGCCATCTGCGGCCGCTCTCCCTTCTCCAGTGCCGATCGGGCTTTCAGCGGAACATTGATGATATCGCTCATGGTGCCGATGAACGGGCCGGAGAACGTCTCAAGGGCGCCGGAGCCGAAGCGGTTCTGCTGGCCGAACAGGAAATCCCCGTAGATGCCGAGCGCCCCGCCCTGCGTCAGCGCTGCGGTCAGAACCTTCGGGTCGAGCGGATCGCGCGGCGGCCAGTTGCCCTTGACCAGATCCTTCATGGTCATTGCCATATAGCCGGCGACGGTGAGCCCGCCGATCAGCGCCCCGAGATGCGGAGCATTGTTCATGATGCGCTCGTATTTGGAGGCGCCGCGGCCGCCGAACAGCGCGCGCCCAAGGATGCGCTGGCTGAAGGCGATCGGGAACCCCTTGAACTGCATCACGAAGCGGGCGGATTCTCCGGCGATTGTTCCCGGCCGGGTGCCAAGGGTGGAGATGCGTCTCGATGCGGCGTCTGTCTCTACGATGGCATAGTTGGTTTCATCGGCGACGAAGCGAAGTGCTTGGAGTTCCAGATCTCGGCGGCCTTGCTCAAGGATTTCGGCTTTGCGCTCCGGCGATACAGAGCTTTGTGTTTCGAGCCGCTTTGCCTTTTGTGCCCATTCCTTCGGGAGCTTGCCGATGATGTTGTAATTGTTGATGTCATCCCTGATTTTGAGAGCGACGAGCTGATCATCCGGGACATCCACATACCAGAGCGTGTTGCCCTCGGGCGCGGCGCGGTAGTTCTTTGCATAGTCTTCTTGCGGAGCTACCCAAAGATCATCTTGTGTCCGGACATCATGCGCCGGATCTGCCGCACCATAATAGAAGCGGGTCTTTCCTTCCTTCGGTGGCGGAGCTTTCTTCGTCACGCCTAGCCGACTGGCGACCAATGGCTCAACAGCGCCGTCAGGAAGGTCACGGATGGCGTCGGGCGTGATGTAGGCGTTCCCGCCAGCCTCGCGCCGTGTCGCCTGCCGTAGGGCTTCCCATTGCTTTTCTCCGATGCCATGCAGACCGAGCACATGCGAATAGTTCGCCGGCAGATCCTTGAAGGCGGTATCGGCGCGCATGCCCATCTCGGCGGCGACCGTGCGGCCGACGACGGAGCGGCCGACATCGGTCCACCAGTTGAGCCCGTTCCACTTGAAGAAGGTTTCCGTCAGCTTGCTCATCTTGCCGACCGGGCCGTCATTGGCGAGGCCATGCGAGAGAACATCGCCGATCAGGCTGTCAAAGCCCTCCCCGAAGAGATAGGAGATTTCGGCCTGCTCTGCCTTCGGGCGTCCCTTCATGATGCCGCCGATCTGCTTGACCATGCCATTGAAGAAGCCGGAGCCGCGGAACATCGCCGCCTGAGCCGCGCCGACCACATCCGTCGGCATGGCAGTCAGCACCGCGCCACCAAGCTTTGCCATGCTCTGGACGGCCCGGATATCGTTGCCGATCTTTGCGGCATTGACATTGCCAGGCCGCGAGATGGCGCCGGACATGACATCGAAGGCCCCACGCAGCGGGCCGGCATCGGCGTTCAGTTTCTGGATCTGCTTGACCTTGTCCTGCGGCGAGAGGCTTTGATCATCGCGAAGCTTGCGGCGCTCGCCCTCGACCAGGCTGTTGAACATCACTTCCGGGTTCGGGCCGAACATATCCATCTGCGCGGCCATATTCGCGGCACGGCGCTGATGAGACATGATGCCATAGATCGAATTGCCGTAGCCGAACGCATCCCGGTAAGAGATGGCGCTTTCGGCGTCCTTGAAATGCAGCACGCGGGTCTTGCCGAGCGACTTCGCCAGATTGGCCGGGTTGACGCGCTGGCCTTTCTCCTTGGCCGTCTCCTTGTTCGGAACCCCGGTGATGATCGTGTCGTACATGTCGCCGAGGATCTTCTTGACCTCGTCGGCAGATGCGGCATCCGGGAAGGTGCGATTGAGATCAAGCAGCGGCGCGATACCGTCGATCCATGTCTCCTTGCCCGCCTGCATCATCTTCATGTCGTCATGGACCTGAGCGCCGGCCCAGCCGTCGAGCTTGCCGATCGACGCGCCGAGGCGGTTCAGATCGGTGCGGCTCGCCTCGACATGCTTGGCGAAAACGTCAGCTAGATATTTGGCATCCTCATTGCCGGTCACCCCGGGCTTGCCGCCCTCGCGCAGCTCGCCCATCTCGCGAAAGACGTCGTCGGATAGGCGCTTGTCGGAAAGGACGTTGACCAGATGCGGCCGATCCTTCTGAATTTCCGCCATCATGCCGCCGACATAGCGGGCCTCATAGCCGAGACGCCTCGCCGATACCGAGTCCCGCGCCCCCGCAATACCCTGCTGTGAGCCTTCCATGACCGCAAGGATCGAATCCCTTGGCGACAGACCGGCCTTCTTGAAGGCTTCGATGGTCTGCTCAAGCCGATCGCGCGCCAGGATGTTCAGCGCTGCATGCTTCTTCTGCAGGGCAGCGGCGATGCGGGTGCGCTCCGCCGTCTGTTCGGCGATGCCCTTCATCCGATCGGCGACGTTGTCGGTAATGCCGGCGGCCTTGAGACGGGCTTTCTCGTCCTGTGCGGCACGGAAGGCGCTCGCGAGGTCACGCTCGCTCAGTTCGGCGCCAGCGGCCTTTGCAGCATTTGCCGCGGCGGCATAGCAGGAGGAGCGAACGAATTCGTTATCGGCCATCTATATCACACATGATGCAAAGGATTTCAGGGCTTCACCATAGGCATTCGCCGTCTTGATGACTTCGTCGGCATCGTCGAGCGCGGCGAGATCGTCCTCGGTCAACCGGCCTTCGGTGCGCAACTGCTCGATGTCGGCAAGCTCCGGGAAGTCGCCGGTTTCAGGATTGACGCGATACTGTTCAGCTAAAGCGCGGGTTGCCTCTGGCTTGCCGACGCGCGTTGCGGCCTGCGCGACTGCTGGGTCAACAGGGTCGGCCGGGACTGATCTATCTACGCTTTGGAGCGAAGAGCCGAGAGCGCCCGCAGGTTGCCGGCGATCCGAAGCATTTCCTTCGAATCCTCCGGGTCCGCCGCCGCGCTGCGCTTCTCCAGCAATTCCGCCCGCTTCAATAGAAGTTGGCCCCGGTTCGTCGAAGAAGGGGATGTCTGCATAATCTGGGTCATTGCTATAACTAATCCCACGTTCAGACAGAGACGCCTCGAGCCGCGCTTCGTCCTCTAGGACCGCCTTATCAAAAGCATCGAGCGGAGAGAGCTTCTCTTCTACCATAATGTCAGTTGCGCGGGCAAGGATAGCGTCGTCAACCGAGACGCCGATCTTGTTCTCGTTCAGGGTATCCGACAAATCTTTGACGAATTTCTTATAGTCGTCGCGTCTCTCCACAGCGGCGGCGTGGTCGGACAATGATTGTACCCGATCGCTTTCAGCCATCGAATAGGCTGGCGTGCCTCTTGCCTCTTGGTCAACCAGATCAAGGAGGTCTCTCACCGTGCTTTTTGCGGTAGCCTCATCTGCGGAGCCGTAGAGATGGTCGAAGTAACCGGCTTGTGCCGCCGCTTCCCGAGCCTTGTCGAGCGCCATCCCACTTTTGCGGACAAGCGCACCTCGGCCAGGCACAAACTTCCGCGAAACGCCAAGGGATTTCAGTTCGCCTGCATCTTCTTTGATGCCGCCAGAGGATGCGAGGAAGTCAAATAGGGTTTGTGGGCGCTTTGGCGCCTGTCCTGGATCTGGAACTGTCCTTGATACGCGATCAATCTGATCTGCCGAAATGGCAGCCTGTCCATCCTCGACCCGCTGCAGCTCATACTCTGGCCTGTAGCCTTGCACCTTCGGCAGTTCCTGATCAGCTGCCTTGGCAACGAACTCACTGCTGGCCGGGGAGAGATTGACCTCACTGTCCCGGATCATCCCGTCAAGCGCGTCGTTCAGCGAGACCCGCGAAGCCTGCACATTGTCGAGCGTGGCGAGCTTTGCCTCTGCCTCTGCCCTGAGTTCTGCCGGTGTCGACCGACCGAAGCGGCCATGGATGGCGCCGAATGCTCCGCCGATCATCGCGGCCATGGCGATCTGAGAGACCGTCGACTGCCACGACACGTCGTCGCCAAGCTGGCCGCGCTCCGATGCCGTTGAAAGTCCTGCAATGGCGGTATTGGCCGCGGCATCGAGCGCCGATGTCAGCGCTTTGCCGGTCACTCTGCCGAAACGGGCGACGTTTGCGGCCTGCACCGCTTCACCGGCAATCGGGATATAGTTGATCGGATCGACGGCTTGGCCTGCAAGGTTGCCGAAGAACGCTGTGACCGGCCGTTTCTGTCCGTAGAAGGCGCGAACCTGCTTGACGTCATCCTGCTCCGCAAGCGCCGCCGCGCGCTCTTCAGTCATGCCCTGCTGCCAAGGGATGTCTTTGCGGAATGATGGGGACTGCTTGTATTGGTCTTCGGTGATCGACTGTGAGCCATCATAGACCGTGCCGGCAATCCGTCTGACGATGGTCTCCGGTGCTATCGCACGGTTGACGGCGCTGAGCGTGTTGACGATCGAGCTGTCTGATTCCGGCGGCACGGCTTCCGGGACTGACAGACTGCGGATGGCCGTGCCGAGCCCGAAGCTTTCCAGCACGCCGCCCTTGGTCTGATCCCAGAACGTCGAACCAAGCGACATCGGCTGATCGAGCGCCGAGGTGACGAGATCGCTATCCGTCATCGCCTGGCCGGTCGGGTTCTGGATGAAGCTGAAGGTCATCAGAAACCGCCCCCGCCACCATTGTCTGTCGATGCGGGTGCTGGCGCGTCTGGCTGCGCGTCTGGCTGCGCGGTGGCGCCGCCCTGAAGCCATTGCTTGGCTACGGGTGAGGGCTCCTTGGTAACGGGCTTGCCCTCCATATAGCGCTTGGCCGTGGGAGATACCTCCGTATTCGATTCCCCGCTCAGATATCGACCACCAGCTTCATTCGAGCGCGGACGGTTAGCCCCGAGATCAAGTATGGTTTGCAGCGGCAGGGACAGCGGCGTGACGCCATCGCTGCCTGGAACGAACTGGCCGGTATACGGATCGCGCAGCCCGACGCCATCGCCGGTCACTACGAAGACACCGTTTTCAAGGATGTCATCGACGCGGTTCTGTGTTGACGTATCGAGGATGGCCTTGGTGCTCGCCCTTGCCGGATCATAATATTTCGCCTGAGCGTCATGCAGTGCCGAGGCATAAGCGTCAGCCGAGCCTGCATCGGCGAAGACGCCGAGGTTCTGGCCGGTCTGGTGATAGAGGTCGATTGCCTCTTCGTCAGTCATGATCTTGCCATCCGGCGAGACTGTCGGGACGAGGATTTCCTTGCCGTCCTCATTGAAAGACATGGAGCGAACCGTGCTGATCGAGCCGTCTTCGTTCTTGACCGTCGGCCGCTTGGCGAGATCGATATTGCCCGGAGACACCAAACCCTTGAATTCGCCGGTCGGAGCGGGAGAGACATTGCCACCCACGATCTTGTCCCGCTGCATCTCAAGCGCCGCCTTGAACGAGGTCTTGGCCGCATCGAGGCCGTTTGTCAGCGTCGTCTCGTCGGTATCGCTCGGGACCGGCAGATTGGCATGCACCGACCATGAGCCGTCATAGACCTTCTTGTCGCCGAAGAGATCCTTTGAAGCGCCAGAGACAGCCGACTCCAGATCCTGCCCCTGCGAAATGCGAAGCTGGACGGCCTTCTTCATCAGTTCGCCGCCGCGCTGCGCCCGCTCAAGGCTCGATGCATCGCCATAGCCAACGCCATAGGTCGCATCGCCGATCGATCCAGGCGCCCAGACATTCGAATAGAGCGAGTTGTCGATATCGGCCGGCTTGATGTCCCCGGACTTCGGAAGCTTCGACGCATCGGTCAAGGCCGCCTGCATCAGCCGCTTGGCCGCGCCGGTATCGCCGCGCGCTGCCGCCTCTACCGCGCCTTCCGTCATTGCCGGCACGCCTGCATCCACCAACTGCTTGAACACGGCCTGGCGCTGCTTCGGGTCTGCCGTCGAGAATATCAGAGAGTTGACCGCGCCGAGCCGCTGATCGTCCGTGGCATCCGGGTTATTGAAGGCCACGGCGGAACTATCGGCCACCTGCTTCGGCAGAAGCTTCATGTCCTTGATGCCAAGCTGCTGCTGAGCCTGAGCCGTGACATTCATCGCAGCCTGATAGTTGCCGGTCGTCGACGCATCTTCCCAAGCCCGTGCGACGTTCGGGAACGCCTGCTGCGCATAGGTGGATGGATCTGCCTTGCGGGCGGCAAGCGTGCTTTCAGCGGCCTTTGACAGCATGTCATAGCGTGCCGTCTCGATCGCCGCATCATTGCCGCTCGATACCGGCTTTGCCTCATTGACCGCCGACTGAATGTCCTCGGCCGACATGGTGCGGAAGTTATAGGCCTGCTGGCTGACATCGAGAGCGGCGGAGAACTTGTTATAGCGCTCGCTGCCATCCTGGGGCCCGTAGGCGTCCATGAACTCGGATCGGGATGGAACTGCCCCATCGTATGTCCCGGTGTTCTGTATGGCCGCTGGAGCGTTCTGGATGACGGTCTCGATATTGCCGCGCTGCTCGACCGCGATTTCACGGCGACGGGTCTCCGCCTGGTTATAGACGACCTGTTGCTCTTCCGGCGAAAGGTTCTTGAAATAGGCCGGGGCTTCCGACCCCATCTTCTTTGCCGACCACGACCGTACGTCATTGGCCGTCATTCCCTTCAGGAACGGATTGGCATTGACGACGTCTTGCCCGACCACGCTTTCAACCGTGGCGCCTGGGTCTGCCTTGATGACGCGCGCCGCGCCGGCCGGTCCGAGGAAGTGCGCCAGATAGATATCGCCGCCGGTAGGGCTGACGCCCTGATTGCGGAGAAAGTCGGCATTATCGTTCGCCAGATATGACGTCATCTCGCGAGAGAGCGCCTTGTCCTTCCGCAGTTCGAGAACGTCGGCGGCGCTCCGGCCCTGGAATAGGTCTGGACGATGCGATTTGACCGTCGCCAGCCATGTGGAGTCGATGAACTGACCAGCACCTGTGGCGGATGAGTTCGGGTTCTTGGCGCTCGCGTTGCCGCCACTCTCGACGCCGATGATCCGATCAACGACATCGCCGGGGGTGAACTTCGACGGATCCCGCTCGACCTCGAGCTTGGCCCGGTTGAAGTCAGCGTTCTTGATATACTGGTCACGACGGGCCGCAGCCTGTGCCGGGGTGAGCAAGCCGCTCTGTTCGCCGGTCGCGATAGCGCCATCGATGTCAGCGCGCGCCTTGGCCTTGGCATCTTCCGAGGTGTTCGGATCGACATAGATGCGGCGGTTCGTTTCCAGCGCGTCGTCGAAGGCAACCGTCTCGGCCTGCTTGCCGAGATTGTGCGCCTTGTCGCCGATGGAATCGTTGACGCGGGCCGCATCGGTCTGGGCCCCGAGCTTCCAACGCTCGCGCATCTGCGGATCGCGGATGAGATCGGCTGCCTTGGTGACGATTTCGCCGGTCTGCTTCGGAGCGCGCTGCTTGAAGGTCGAATAGTCGCCGTCATTGTCGAAGGCGTTCTCGGTCTCGATGAAGCCTTGAGCCTTGGCCGCTTCGGCGCGCGCGAGATCCACCGTGTTCCTCTGCCTCTGAACATCGGCGCCGATCGAGGCGATATCCTGCCCGAGGTTGGCGATTCCACGGCCAAGGCCAGACACATCATACTCAGCCATCTGGCGACCCGAGCGGCCCGACGGCTGCTGGCTGAGATCGAACTTGCTTGGAAGGCGTGCCAATTATGACTTCCTCTTTGAATTTCCAGCCGCGACTGGTAGAATCAGCGAACCCGCCGGGTGTCTCACCACCGCGACGGGTTCTGACCAAACCGAACATTGGAGGTTCGAATAATGGCTACCGATTTTATTCCATGCTCTGTCGACAACTGCAACAAGAACTCCCACTACAGTGCCAAGGGATGCAAAGGCTATTGCCGCGCGCATTACAAACGCTTCAATAGATATGGCAACCCATTGAGCGGACGAACGTCCCGTGGTGAGCCGATGCAGTTCATTCACGAAATAGCTATCCTTTATCAGGGCGCCGACTGCCTTCTTTGGCCGTTTTGCAAAAGCACCAATGGTTATGGGCATGTTTCTGTCGACGGGAGGATGGCGCTCGCCAGCAGATATGTTTGCGAAATCGTCCACGGCGCTCCACCCTCACCCACGCACGAAGCCGCCCACAACTGCGGGAAAGGGCATCTCGGCTGTGTTAATCCCCACCATCTGGAATGGAAAACCTCGAAAGATAACCAAGCAGACAAACTTCTGCATGGCACATCAAATCGTGGTATCCGCCAAGGAAGCTGCAAAATAACTGATGTGCAAGCCCGAGAGATACTGACCCTAAAAGGAGCTAGGACATTGAAATACCTAGCTGATAAGTTCAACATCTCCCCTAGTACGGTCAGATCAATCCAAGAGCGAAAGACATGGGCGTGGCTTGACTAGCCGAATGCTTTGCTGAAGCCGCCAGCGGCCTGCCCGAAGCCGCCGAGGACGGAACCAAGGAACGATGCCTTGCCGGCTGCCCTGCGACCCTTGGCGCTGTCTCTCAAGCCGGAGGCGCGTTCCATGCCGCCATAGAGCGTGGTGTTGGCGTTCAGCGTGCCCTGCCCTGCCGTGTCGCTCATGAGCTTGACAATCGTCGGGGCTTCCGCGCCAGCGCCGCCACCAGACGACGCGGCCAATGCCTGAGCCCTGGAATTGGCGAGATCCGCCTCATTGAGGTTCTGTTGCGCCTCGCGCTGAGATGAGGCCATTTCTTCCTTGGCCTTCATGTCCTCTTGCTTGGCAACGTAGTTCTGGTTGTTCTGCTCAGCCTTGCCAGCCGCAATAGTGCCGACAGCGGAGACGATACCGGCAATCGCCGTTAGAGCTGCCATCGCCAGACCTCCAAGCCTTCTTCAATGCCGTGCATTTCAAACCCCAAGACCTTTAGTAGCTTTTCAGACGTCGGATATGCCGCATCGCGAGGCGTAAACACGTTGGTTTCGCCGAACTGCCTTGCCTTGGCCATCAGCTTCCTTGTCTGGCGCATGAGCGGGATCGCGTATTCAGGCCGCGTTCTTTCGGTTCGAAGCCAGATCCAGCAGCGTCCGGCGCCCCATGCCAGCCCGCCGGAGCCGACTATCTCACCATCATCGACCCCGATATAGGCAACAGTCGGAAGATCGATCTTGATCCCCTCCGCTGCCTCTATGGCTGTCGGAGGCACCTGAACGATCTGCAGCATCAGGAGTTCGTCGTGATCGTCAGCACGAGGCCAAGGAGTGTGCCTGTATAAGGGCTCTGGCAAGCGATACAGACGCGTGAATCGGTGTTCCACTCGCCGGCGAACGGGATCGCCTGCTCGTCGCGAATGACACTTGAGACGATATCCGACTGTGTCGCGCCATCGGCCATGATCGGCAGATTGTCGAGCGGGCGATAGGGATCATCGAATGATGCGCCTATTTTGAGCCCTTGCCGCACGAAATCGGTAAGAACGAGCCCGACGCTGTCAACCGTCTTCTTCTGGAGCATGGCCGTTCCAATGTCTCCACCGTAGGCCAGACGCGCCGACTTGTAGCGAGCCTGATAGGGAAGGCCTGCAACCCAATTCGTGACGGTTGCCGGCACTGTGATGTTGCCGCTCACATCCACTGTAAAGGTCGCTGGAACGCCGCGTGAGGTTTCCAAGGGTTCACCATCGGCCCACACGGCCACCGCTTCACCGGCCAAATGTGTGCCGACGGCGATGGTTGTGGACGCCGGCCCATTGGTCCCGCTCTTGAACGAATCCATCACTTTGCACAGGGTCGTCGGCCTGGCCTCGGAATCCATCGCCATCTTTTCGATATAGCGAACATCGCTGCCGTTGATGGTGCGCTTGACCGAGAAATACACCCGGTCTTGAACGAGATCCGGCAGCACCGCAACACTTTCGAAGTCACCATCCGTTTCCATCGGGATAAAGGCCAGAACCTCTTGGTCAGCCTCATAGACCATGGCGACAGCAGTCCCATCGTTCATGCAAAGCCAAATGCGGGTATCGGGACGGCGCTGGATGGCGATCGAGCAAACGCCGCTGGCGAAGATGTCGGTCGTAAGCTTGCTGATCTGCGTGGCGTTATAGTCCGATGCCGTGCCATCAAAGGTCAGCTCGAGCAAGGCGCTCCCTGCGCGCTCCACGAAGATGCCGCGCGCATCGACCTTGATCGGGTCGATGGAAGCCGCCCCAGTCGTCGAGGAATCCCGGATGCCGAAGTTCGTAGGCGTCAGCGGCTCGTCAAGCGAAGACGACTTGACCGTTGCAACGGCGCCTTCCGTGCCGACCAGCAGCCTTTGAAGCGAAAGCAGCCATTTGGTGTCATTGACGCCGCCGGTCGCGATCGAGCGCGAGATCGGGCCGCTGTCGCCTTCCGTTTCCTCATCGAAGCTTGCGAAAGCGTCGGAGACCGAGCCCCATATCCTGTCCTGCCCAGACCACCACAGCCTGCCATCGGAAAGGACGACGGCGGAAGGCCAGATGGCATTGTCGGACCACTCTCCCTCGCTCCAGTCAAGCGTATACTCCTCACGCTTGAACGACTTCAGGACTTCGACGCTGACGAGGGTCGATGATGTGAAGGCCGTTACCCGGCAGATCCCATAACCGCCGCCGCCATCATAGACGATTTGAGCAGTGACCGTGCCGGATGTGTATTCGCTCGGGCGAAAGCCGACACGATACCAATAGATCGAGTTGTCGTCGGTGTCGCCGGTCGTCTCGACCGTATTGGCCGTCCACGACTTCACGAACACGAAGCCGGTATCCGGGCCATCATAGGAACGTTCGAGCGTAACCGTCCCGACCCATGTGCCCGTCAAGGTGACCGTGAAGTTCCGGTCGTTGACGCCGGTGCTGATGCCAGACACCCGTATCGGATCGGTGTAACTGTCGGCAGAGGAAAGGTTCTGCCTGACATACTGGCCGGAGTGCGACAGTTTGAACATCGCTCCGACATGGTCTGCCGTGAAATATGCCGCGTTCGATTGCAGGGCTGTATTGCCGTTCAGGGCCAGCGGGCGAAGCCGGATGCTGGCGCGGCCGCTGGCCTGGAATGGGCCATCATCGCAGACGTAGAGGCAGACCGACCATGACCGCTGCGACCGCCTCTCGATGCGGCGTTGCTGGATTCCAGCGCATGCGACATAGCAGACATCGGCAGATTGAGCGATGCGAATATTGGTGAGATCGGCCAGAAACCAGGGTGTTGGCAGCGACATGATGCCGGCCGCCTCGACCTGAATGCTGTCAACGATCCTGTTGATGATGATGTTCGTGCTGGAGAACTGGACGTAGTACGATCCGGATGGCGTGAAGGCCAGGGAATGCGTGCCCGTCGCAAGCTCTGTATCGGCAATGTAGTCGTCGGCGCCAGTGGATGAGCCGCAACGAAATGTGACCGGGCCGCGATCGACCACGACGCGCAATGCATGCTCAATGCCAGGGGATGAGGTGGAGACCGATCGGCCGCACTTGGCGATGGCGTTGACGTTGTTGGCGTTCAGCGTCAGCTTGCCGCCGGAGATGACGGCCGTGCCACCATCAACGCCGGTCGTTGTCCAGCCTGTCGCTGACGAGAAATCGCCATTGGTGACGGTGCTGGAGACTGCCGCCCGCGTGACCACCGTATCATCTACGAAGACTCGCAGCGCCTGACTGGAGAATTCCAGCAACGCGGCATCGGTCGCACCGAAGATGAACTCTTTGATCATGCATTCGGCATTGCCGGCAGATGGCGTCAGATATTGCAGGCCGGGGCGCATGAAGGCGGGACCAGTCGCCTTGCAGAGGAAATTGGTCTGGTCTTCGGCCGCAAGCCGCATGCGCTCCAGATCGACGCGCGGCAACGCGGTCTTATCCTGCACCCCCGTATTGAAGGCGTGGAAATAATTCGCCGTTCTAGCCACGATAGCGATCTCTCGGGTTGCCCCAGTTGCGGGACCGCGTCCAACTGCCGGGAGGCTTCTCCCTCACCCGCTCGTCGACCGCGTCCTTGGTCTTGGCGTCCTGAAGGCGGCTCTTGAAGAGTTGATAGAGGTCGTTGCGGTTGCTCTTGTCCGAGGAGATCGGCAGGCCGCATTCGAAGGCGAGATAGGCCTCGATCGCCTTGGCGAAGTGTTGCCGCCATGCCCCGACGTTGCGCCCGTAGGCGTCGTCATTGGATACATAGCGGACATAGATCGTCTCAAGGCTCACATGCCAGTAGCTCGTCTCGTCCTCATAGGAGCGGATTCCCTCGCGGAAGTCGGCGGTTTCAGAGATCGCGACGGTGCGGACCCAATCCGCCGGCTTGGAGAAGGCATGATCGAAGCCGAACAGCGGTTCAATGTCCTCGTCAAAGGAAAGCTCGACCGTGCGGATCGCGAAATTCCACATGCCGTTTTCGAGCATGAACTGAATGCAGCTATCCCATGCGCCATCGAGAGCCCGCTTCTCCGGCCGGTCTTCTGCCAGAGAAGCAAGGTTCGACGGGCCGAGGAGCCTGAGGGCACCACGATATATTTCTAATCGGTCTGCCATGGGGCTCTATTCCTCGTATTCGTCCGCGACCTTCATCAAGGCGTGCTTCACGCGCTCCATGTCCCAAAGCAGCGTTCCGCCATCCGGGTCAGAAGACGCGAAGTATTCCTCGCCCTCCTCGGTCACACCGATGATCATGACGCGTGTGAACGCTTGCTCCGCCGCTTTGGCGAGCACGCGTTTCGTGTCGATTGGCAATGTGGTGATGACCGGGAGGTCGACGACGTTGCTCATGCGGCGATGCCTTGAGCACGCTGCGAATGCGTGACGGCCGATTGGATGGCCTCGACCTTGGACTTGTGGTTGCGGCTGATCTCGTTGCCGCCGTCCTTCAGGCGAGCCCGCCAGAGGGTTTTCGGCGTGTGGTCGATGGCATAGCCGTCGGGAATGCTTGCCTCGATCCTGGCGCGCTCCTCGTCGGAAAGCTTGGCGGTCGGCGCCTCGTCTTCCCACTTGCGCAGCACGCGCATCTCGACATAGCCATTGCCCTTGCCGGTAACCCGGAGAGTGGCGTCGAAACGCTCGCCGATGACGTCGACAAGGTCATGGACGCGCAGCCGATCGACATGGTGCTGCCAATAGCCGGGAGTGGTGACGTCCTCGATCGAGTGATCCGGGTCGACAACGACATGGTGTTGGGTGCGGACATACTCCGCGGCATTGCGCATTTTCGTGGGGT